ACCGAGGTGATGACTGAGTATAGGTCAGAGCACGAGAACATGCTGTTCTCGCTGCCGTTGGCTGGGTCGGCCTTTAAGAAAGTCTACCATGATCTGGACATGGGGCGGAACTGTTCGATGTTCGTTCCTGCCGAGGACATGGTGGTTTCGTATGGCGCACCGGATCTGATGTCGTGCCCACGCTATACGCATGTAATGAAGAAGACGGCCAACGAAGTATTGAAGCTTCAGATGGCTGGCTTCTACCGTGATATTGAACTGCCGTCGCCCAGTGTCGAGTATTCCAAAATTCAGGAAACCTACGACCACCTGACTGGTGACAGCCCTAGCGTCGAGTATGACGAGCGTCACACCCTGCTGGAAATTCATGTGGATGTGGATCTGGCTGGGTTCGAGGACACCGAGGACGGTGAAGAGACAGGCTTGCGTTTGCCTTACGTTGTCACCATCGACAAGTCTTCGAGCGACGTGTTGTCGGTTTATAGGAACTGGCGTGAAGAAGACCCTGATCGTCAGAAGATCATGCACTTTGTGCACTATAAGTATTTGCCGGGATTAGGTTTTTATGGGTTCGGTCTGATTCATTTGATAGGCGGATTGGCCAAGAGCGCCACCGCTATTCTACGCCAGCTCGTAGATGCCGGGACATTGTCGAACTTGCCAGCAGGTTTGAAGTCCCGAGGGTTACGGATCAAGGGCGACGATTCGCCGTTGATGCCGGGTGAGTTCCGTGACGTCGATGTACCGAGCGGGGCGATCAAGGACAACATCACGTTCCTGCCGTACAAAGAACCATCGACAGTACTGTATCAACTATTAGGGACCATAGTTGACGAGGGGCGGAAGTTTGCGTCGGTAGCCGATGTACAGGTTGCCGACATGAACAACCAAGCACCAGTCGGCACCACGCTCGCTATTATGGAACGCGGCATGAAGGTGCTGTCTGCGGTGCAGGCTAGATTGCATGCGTCGATGCACCAAGAGTTTAGGATCTTAGCCGGGCTGGTTAAGGACTTCTTGCCTGCCGAGTATGCGTATGAGCTAGAAGAAAATGCGATTCGGCCCGATGACTTTGATGACCGTGTAGATATTATTCCGGTATCCGATCCCAACGCCACGACCATGTCGCAACGCATAATGCAGTATCAAGCGGCCTTACAGCTCGCCGCTCAGGCTCCGCAGATGTATGACCTGCCCGAGCTGCACCGCCAGATGCTTGAGACCATGGGGTTGCAGGACGTAGACAAGATCGTTCCGTCGGACAAGGACATGAAGCCTGAAGATCCTGTGCGGGAGAACATGGATATTATTAACGGCGAACCTGTGCAGGCGTTCTCGTATCAGGATCACAAGGCCCACATCACCGTTCACATGACGGCGATACAAGACCCGAAGATACAGAAACTGCTGAGCCAATCGCCGATGGCCAAGACAATACAGGCCGCAGCCGAGGCGCACATCAGAGAGCACCTTGCGTTTGAATACCGCAATGAGATTGAGAAACAGATGGGCGTTCCGTTGCCCAACCCAGACGATCCGTTGCCACGCGATGTTGAGCATGAGCTGTCAGCGTTAATGGCGCAGGCTGGAGAGAAGCTGCTCGGCAAGGATCAGATGGAAGCGCAGCAAGAGAAAGAACAACAACAGGCTAAAGATCCTGTCTTCCAGCAACAGCAGCGTGATCTGGATATCCGTGAGGCAGACGTCGAACGTAAGACGGCAACGGATAAGATGCGGGTTGCTGCGGATCTTCAGAAGACGGCTATGCGTGACGCCACCGAGCGTGAGCGGATTGATTCGCAGGAGCGCAGCATTGGTGCGCAAATCGGTGCCAAGATTGCAACCGAGGTTATGGAGGACGCCCGTGAAGACGTGAAGATTTCTGCCGAAGACGCAAGAGAAGGCACCAAGCTTGGGGTGGAAATCGCCAAGCAGCTGATGAAGGCCGAAGATGTTAAACGGGAGATGTCCCGCAAAAAGGAGGACTGACTATGGTGAAAGCCGTGACCAAGAGCCGCAGGCGTGCGCGTGCGCTGGGAGGCAAGTTTAAGAGTGACGATCCGTCAACGCCTGATGTCAATGAGGCGTACATAGAAGCAACCAATGTTTCGGTGAGCGGGGTAAGTGCGAAGGCGAAAACAAAGCCACCTGCAATGAGTTCGAGGATCAAGAAAGCTGCCACACCCAAACGCACACGCACAGTTAATGAGTTCGGCGATATCGTCAAGCTCTGATGGATGGTCAGCATATAGTTGAAGTGGTTCGCAAAAACTTGCGGACTATGATGGACGATGGGGCAGACAACGTCGCTTTAGGTGGCGCTAAGGACTGGGGCGAGTATCAACGACTCGTCGGCAGGCTGGAAGGTTTGGCTCTCGCAGAACGTGAAATTCTCGACGTAGCGCAACAGCTACTGAAAGCAGAGGACTAGCGCAAAGGGAACCGTCACCCCTACTTGTGGCGTGCATTAGGAGGAAAAGATGGAAGAACCCGCAGTCAAAGATGCGGGGACGGAAGCGCCTACGCAGCTTCCCGTACCTGTAGGCTGGCGTATTTTGATCGGCCTAGTGGAGACCGAAGAGAAGACGACTGGTGGAATTATTAAGCCAGACGATTACCGTCATGTTGAGCATGTCTCATCCGTTGTCGGTTTAGTCTTGAAAATGGGACCGTTATGTTATCAGGACGCTGACAAATTTGGAGAAGCTAAGGAACCCTGGTGCAAAAAAGGGGATTGCGTTTTGATCCCACCTTTTGCGGGGATTCGTCTTGTCCATAAAAACGGACAGGAATTTAGACTTATCAATGATGATACCGTTCAGGGGGTTGTTGATGATCCTCGTGGATGGAGGAGGGCGGTATGAGTGCAGCTGATGTGCAAGAAGAATTTGAGGTTGAGGGCGATGAGATTGAGGTGGTGGATGATCGACCGCCTGAAGATCAGGTTCCTGAGCGGGATGTAGAAGCATCCAGTCCTGACTGGGATATCTCCGAAGAGGAGATTAACGAGTACGGGGGAAAGGTTAAAGAGCGCCTTAGTCGTTTAAAGTACGAGCGCCATGAAGAACGCCGGGCCAAAGAGCAGGCCCAGCGGCTGAGTGATCAGGCGATCAAGGATGCGCAGACAGCGCTACATGACAAGGCGCAGCTGCTAGATTTGATTGACAAGGGCAACCAAGCGTTGTTTCAAGTTAGTCAAGCTAAGAGCGATGCAGAGTTGGTGTCTGCGGAAAAGGAATATCGTGAAGCTTATGAAGCTGGCGATACGGATCGTGTCGTAGAGGCACAGCGACACCTTAACGAAATTGTTTATGACAAGAAAAGGTTTGAAGAATTACGGCCTACGAAGGCGGAAGCGCCCCAAACGACGCTTCCCCAGCAACAGGCCCCATCTCAGCCACCGCCTATCGAACCAAAAACGATAGAATGGTTGCAGAAGAACCCATGGTTCGGTCCACAAGGAGATCCTGAAATGACAGGGTTTGCTTATGGGGTTGACCAGAAGTTGAGGGCCGAAGGCCACACACCCGGTTCAGAGGCTTACTTTTCGGCGGTTGACCAGAAGATACGAATAGTCTTCCCCGATTATTTCGAGGACGCAGAAGAGAGCCGTTCATCTGCCCCTCGCAAATCCGTTGTAGCACCCGCCAGTCGAGGCGGTAAGGCTCCCCGGAAAGTTACGTTGACGGCCACCCAGGTTGATCTCGCCAAGAGACTTGGGTTGACGAAGCAGCAATATGCGAAACAGCTGGCTAAGGATATGGAGAAGGCGCAATGACCAAGGCAAAGAATCCGAAAACACCGAGAAGCTCGGAGACCAGAGAATCAGAAGATAGGCCGCAAGCGTGGCAACCAGCATCTCTGTTACCTGATCCCGATCCGCAAGATGGATGGACTTTTCGGTGGATACGCACGAGTTTTGTCGGCCAGTCCGATAACAAAAATGTATCCCAAGCTTTTAGAGCAGGATGGGAACCATGCAAGGCAGACGATCATCCTGAGTTGATGATCTTGTCGGACGTGGATTCTCGATTTGGAAGCGAGGGCAACATTGAAGTTGGAGGCCTGTTGTTGTGTAAGATCCCTGCCGAAAGAATGGTGGCGCGTGGTGAGTACCAGCGTCAGAAGGCGGACCAAGCGCAGCACGCGGTTGATAATATGTACATGCGTGAGAACGATCCTCGCAGTCCTCTTCTGGAAACAGAACGGACAACGAGGAAATTTGGAACCGGGGGATCGTGATCCCCTAATCATCATAAGGAGTATTGAATCATGGCTGGTTCAACAAACGCCCCTTATGGGATGATCCAAGTTGCTGTTCTAGGTGATAGTTATAATACGGGTGGCGCTACTCAATATCCGCTCGGATCAAATAACACCAACGCGATTTTTGCGGGGCAACCCGTATGTTTCTCGGACGGTGTTATCATTCCGATAACGGCTACCCCGACTACTACCTACGGCGCTTCGACCACCCCTATCGGGGTTGCTTCTGGTTTCCGCTACATTGACGGAAGCACGGGGCAATTAACATTCGCCAACAATCTTGTTGCGAGTGCGATGACGGCATCGGGCCATTCGGACGTACAAGTGTTCGTCCAAGATAACCCGCGTGCTATTTTCAAGGTCCAGGCTGACGGTGCTATGGTCACCACGGATCAAGGAAAGAACACGGCGCTAACGGCTGTGACCGGTGTTAACACTCTGGATTTAAGTAAACAGAGTAAGTTGACCATTGACGGTCCTGGCGCTGCCACTACTGCAACCCTAGCTGTTCGTGTTGTTGGGCTGTTTCAAGCGCCTAACAACAACTGGACTGACACATATCCCGACGTTCTTGTAACATGGAACTTCGGTGTGCATCAGTACCAGATGAGCACGTTGGCATAGGAGGCTGAGAAATGGCTGCTATATCAAGAGCACAAATGCTGAAGGAGCTGCTTCCTGGCCTTAATGCGTTGTTTGGATTGACCTATGACGAGTATGCGGATGAGAGCAAGGAGATCTATGAGACAGAATCTTCTGACCGTTCATTCGAGGAAGAAGTGAAACTCGCAGGGTTTGGCCAAGCTCCGGTTAAGAGTGAGGGATCGGCGATCACTTACGATACGGCGAGTGAGTCCTTCTCGGTTCGTTACAACATGGAAACGATTGCCATGGGGTTTGCGATCACCGAAGAGGCGATGGAAGACAATCTCTACGATTCTCTTTCCGCTCGTTACACCAAGGCTTTAGCGCGAGCAATGGCTTACACCAAGCAGGTGAAAGCTGCGTTTCCGCTCAACCAAGGTCTTCCGACTACTGACAACTTCGATTCGGGCGACGGCGTTTCGCTGTTTAATACGGCTCACCCGACGGTTGCCGGTGGCACCAACCAGAACACCCCGACGACGCAGGTGGATTTGAATGAGACGGCAATTGAGAATGCCGTGATCACGATAGCCGCTTGGGTTGACGAGCGTGGTCTTTTAATTGCGGCTAAACCTCGCAAGCTAGTTGTCCCACCGGGCAATATGTTTGTGGCCACTCGGATCTTAGATTCGGAAGGCAAGACGGGTACGGCTGACAATGACATCAACGCCATTAACCACAACGGTACGATCCCGGGTGGGTATACGGTGAACCATTTCCTCACGGATTCGGATTCGTGGTATATTCTTACGGACGTGCCCAATGGTATGAAACACTTTGACCGTGTGCCACTCCAGACATCAATGGATGGCGACTTCGATACGGGCAATGTGAGGTACAAGGCTCGGGAACGCTATGCGTTTGGCGTATCCGATCCGCTTGGAATGTTCGGTTGCGAGGGTGCAACCTAATCTTTCATTAGGGTGGGGGGCTTCGGCCCCTCACTTCTTTCTGGGAACAACTAGCCCTATCGACTGGCCCAGCAGACGCTATGAAGACGATGGGGTTTATCTCTCATAGGAGAAAGTTATGGGTACAACAAGTTTTTCAGGACCGATTAAAGCAGGCACTATTGCCACAACTACCGGCACCACGGTGGGCACCGACATGAAGAATGTGGGCTTTGTCGTAATGGCGCAGAGCGAGGCTATTACCGAAGCTGCCACGTCAGCCAGCACAGACATGATCATTCCCGCCAACAGCCAGATCATAGACATTAAATGTCTTGTAACAACGGTGTGGGACGGGGGCACTAATACCCTTGATGTTGGGGACGGTTCTACCACTGATCTTTATGTTAACGGCATGGTTATGACGGCGGCTGGTCTGGTGAATATGACGGCTGCGACTACTGGTACTGGAGCCAATTGGAGGGATGTCGGGACAAGCGATGTCAGAATTTCCGTTGACTCTGTGGCAACCGGCAGCGGCGTTGGTGTTTTGACTGTGTGGTATATCCAGAACATTAACCTGACATAGGAGGGTATGATGACTGATTTAAAGTCATTCACGTACACCTACTCAGGCACGGCTGAAAGCGCGAGTAACCCTGCGGCGGATGTTGACGTTTGCGGGGATGCGGCAGCTTTGACCGACGATGAGTTCTATATGTTGCTGGATGGCGGCATGGCGACTGCTGGGGACGGTGACGGTATCTGTACTTCGCAAAGCGTAGCGGGTCAGGTGGCCATCAATGGTGCCGACTCAGAGGAAAAGAACGGAATGCGGCGAGTAAATTATGGCCGCAGTGCCCCTCGACGGGTATCTTTTGCTTCGGGTAGTAACAATTCTGGCCTTACCTTTACCATTAAAGGAAAGGACGGGAGTGGTATTCCGGTGACAGAAACTCTGACCGGTCCCAATAATGCCAGTGTTTATACCACCAATCTGTTTTCTGTGGTGGATCTGATCTATAGTGATGGCACATCTAATGCTCTAACGGTAGGAGATAACCTGGGGTATGTGGATCTCGGTAGCTTGTGCCGTCAAATAAACATTACGTCAGACGGTAACTCCAGTGCCATTACTTACACCGTGGCCGGGCTCGACGTTTATGGCAACGTGCAGACGGAAGACATTACTGGTCCCAGCTCAGCAACAGCGACGGGCTCCAGTTATTTCCGGTTTGTTTCTTCGATCAAGGCCAGTGGTTCTGATAGCAACAGCGTTAGTGGCGGTGTCGTGGCTGGTATTCGGATTATGATTAACAATCAGGATACACGTCTCAAGAACTGGTACATGGTTCAGGCGGCTAATGCGGCCAAGGCTGAGATTACGATGGAGAACGGTGCAACATCCAGCGCGTCTGGGGCAACCAAAATGGTTTTCAATCCAGGGCAGGGTGATGGTGTAGTTAATTATCCTAGTATCGGTGGGTCGGGTATACGCTTTCCAGCGAGCATGAGTTTTGACATGGCTGTGGATACTGACTTACTAACGTCAGCCACCTTTATGTTTGATGGCTGAGATGGATGTTGCGGCTGAGTTAATGGCGCACGAACGTGAGTGTGCTGTTCGGTGGGACGCAATGGAGCGGCGGTTAACCAGACTTGAGCTAGTGATCTGGGGATCAAACGTAGCAATTATCTCCGCACTCTTTGCCATTATTATGAAGGTGCTTTGATGTCCACACGTAAGGACGCCAAGGTGGGAAAGGTGATGGGGGAGTTCAAGCGTGGCACCCTCAAGAGCAGTTCCGGTAAGAAAGTTACTGATCGTAAACAGGCATTGGCTATAGCTAACAGTGAAGGGAATCGGGTAATGCGTAAGAAAATGAAGAAGATGAGTACAGGTGGACGTGCAAAGAAGCAGGGGTACAACGCTCGTAAGGACGAGCAACTTGGCATGACTCGGGGGAAAGAGTCGGGCAAGAAGATGTCGATGAAGGGGCGTCGAGATGTGGCCAAGGCAACCAGAAAGAAGAAGGGCTCTTACGGATTTAAAAAGAAAGGGAAAGCATAATGCCTACTCTTAAACCCAGCACAGCGGCCAAGAACAAGGTCAAGACCGAAGATGCATACGGTAGTATGCCGGTTCAGGTTGATGGTACGGGCGGGGATATCGGCGAAGCCAAGAAGCGCCGAGTAGCTGCTTATGGTTTAAACAAAGGCGGTGATGTAATCAGGCAGACTAAAGGCCTGTATACTTACGGCCCGATGGCATAGGGGGCGTTATGAAGAAGTGTCCTGTTGACGGCATGGCGATGAAGGGCCACACCCGTGCGCCCAGCAAGAAACAAGGTGGCGGCTATCTTGGGGGGTTGTCCGAGACTGGCCGTGGCACCATGGCTGGAGAGCTGGCCCCTAAGGGCTCTATGTCTGTGCGTGAAGCTGGTGAAACCATGCACGAGCTGAGCAAGCGCAGAAGGGGATTTGCTGGCGGAGGAGCGGCAAGCTCTTACAATCGACGCTATAACAACCAGAATAAGTAGGTTGTCATGGCAAAGAAAAAAGACAGCAAGTGGATACAGAAGGCCATTAAAAAGCCGGGTGCTTTGCGGAAGAAGCTCGGTGCCAAGAAGGGCAAGCCCATTCCCAAAGGCAAGCTAAAAGCTGCCGCTAAGAAAGGCGGCAAGGAGGGGAAGCAGGCTCGGTTGGCGATGACGCTTGGCAAGATGCGCAAGAAGAAGAAAGCGTAGTGCATGGCCACCTCTGGGACCACCGCCTTTAATCTGGACATTAACGAGATATGCGAAGAAGCCTTTGAGCGTGCAGGCTTAGAATTGCGCACGGGCTTTGACATGCGCACAGCTCGCAGATCGTTAAACCTGATGATGCTCGACTGGTCGAACAAGGGCATTAACCTGTGGCAAATTCAGGAGGGGAGCACCAACCTTACCGAGGGCACGCAATCTTATACGCTTGACTCTTCGGTGGTGGATTTGCTTGAGCACGTCATCCGTACTAACGGCGGCAATGCGCAGTCACAGACTGATCTTCAAGTTACCCGCGTATCCAACTCCACCTACTCGACCATCCCCAACAAATTAAATAAAGGCAGGCCCACGCAGATCTGGATAGACCGCCAGAGGGCCGCGCCGGTTGTCTATGTGTGGCCCACTGCCAGCTCTGACTACGCATACACAGGAGGGGAAACGGGCCAGCTGGTCTATTGGTACATCAAGCGCATCGAAGACACGGGCACCAAAGCATCAAACGAGATGGACATTGCGCCTTTGTTTATTCCTGCCTTGGTGGCTGGGTTAGCCTATCACATCGCGCTGAAGAAGCCCGGCTCGGCGGATAGAGTGGGGATGTTGAAGGGACTCTACGAAGAGGCGTTCCAGCTGTGTGCCGATGAAAACCGGGTCAAGGCTACGCTGAATTTAATTCCCTTCACGCAAGGGTTTTATGGGCAATGAGCAAATACGCTCAGGGGAAATATGCTTTTGGATATTGTGATTTAACCGGTTTCCGCTATCCGCTGAGGGAGTTAAAGGCCGAAGTGATAGAGGGAAAGCTGACGGGTGCTCATGTTGGTTTTGATGTTTGGAGCCCTGACCAACCTCAAAACTGGCTTGGCACCGTCAGGATTAATGATCCGCAAGCTCTTTACCAACCGCGCCCTACGGGGGCTCGTGCCGGTAGGGGCTTCTTTGGATGGGCTCCAGTAGGTGACGGCAACAGCGCAATGGTGTTGGGGAATCAGGGGCTGACAACAATGCAGATCAGCTCCGCCATCGGAACAGTAACAGTGACAACGAGTTAGACGATGACCTATGCAGAATTAGTACAGGCGCTCAAAGATTACACTGACAACGAGGAGACTACGTTTGTCAGCCAGATCGATCAGTTCATTGCGAATGCTGAAGAACGTATTCTGTTCGATGTGCAGCTGCCTGTTTTTAGAAAGAACCAGCAAGGAACCCTAACAGAATCCAACAAGTATCTTGCTCTTCCCAATGATTTTCTTGCACCGTTTTCATTGTCCGTTATCACGGGGAACAATTACTTTTTCCTTTTGAACAAGGACGTTAACTATTTGCAAGAAGCGTATCCTGATGAGACCGAGACAGGACGTCCCAAATTCTATGCGATCTTTGACGACACCAATCTGTTGGTAGCTCCTACGCCCGATGGGACTTATACGATGGAGTTTCATTATCTTTACGAGCCTGCTGGTTTGTCTGCTACCGACACCACTACATGGCTGAGCTTGAACGCCACTAACGCATTGCTGTATGCAGCTTTGATTGAGGCGTATGTGTTTATGAAGGGTGATGGCGAGCTGATGACCTACTACCAGACGCGCTATCAGGAGTGTCTGCCACGAATCAAGAATTTGGGTGAGGGGCGTGATCGCAAAGATGTTTACAGATCAGGTCAACTAAGGATTCCTGTTACATGAGTTTAGAAGGATCAGTAGGGGCAGGAGAAATTGGTCCTGTTGTTGTTCATACCACAAACAACCGGGGACATTCGCCCGAAGAAATCGCAGAGATGTGCGTTAATAAGATCATGCACGTTTCCCAAGACGCGCCATTGCATGTGCGAGAACAGGCCCTCGCCTACCGTGACAAGGTGAAAGCGGTGGTTGTAGAATATATGAAGAGGGCCATCCAGAGCGACCGTACCACCCTGTGGAATGTTTTAAAGAAAGAAGGGTTCCACGAAGAAGCCGAGATTATAAGGAGATTATAATGGCAATTAATCAAGCAATGTGTGGTTCCTACAAAGAAGAAATCACAGTGGGCATCCACTTCTGGATGTCGCATTCCCGTGCTGATGCAGTATCAATTGCTGCTGATACGTTCAAGATCGCAATGTTTACGTCGAGCCGTACCGATGCTAATGAAGATTTAACTGCCTACACGGCCACTAACGAGGTTACCGGCACAGCCTACTCGGCTGGTGGCGACACCCTGGCGAGTGTAACTCTAGGGCTATCTGACAATAGCAGTGCGGTGCCTACGGCATTCCTTGACTTTGCCGATACGACTTGGGCGTCTTCGACTATTTCCAATGCCCGGTGTGCGATGATTTACAACAGCACTCTGAGCACGGCTGGAACTGCTGGAGACGTGACACACTCAGCGTATCCTACGGTATGCGTGCTGGACTTTGGCGGCGACAAGTCGTCTTCAGCGGGTGATTTCACCATTCAGTATCCAGCTAACGACGCCAACAACGCTATTATCCGTCTGGCCTAAGTCATGGCTGCTGTCACCATTATCTTTGGCACCGGTTGGGGACGTGCTGGCTGGAACCAAGGAGCGTGGAATGCAGGAGGAATAAGTTCTCTTTCTATGGCAGGCGCTGTCAACAGTGTTACTGTTGGAGAGGGTACAGGGGTTACGGTGGCGGCGACAGGGGTGCAGGCTTTATTTTCTTTTGGCACTTATACGGTGGGTCAAGGAACAGGGGTAACTATAGTTGAGAGCGGCGTGGAGGGGGCGTTCGCTATTGGGACTTACACTCCACAGGTGGAGGTTGTCGAGACCCCCACAGGGCTAGAGGGCGACTTTAGTATTGGAACCTATAGTGTTACTGGCGGCATTACGTTTAGTGTAACCGGTGTTGAGGCGGCTGGGACCACGGGAACTGAGACGGTAGTTGAGGGTACGGGTGTTACGGTTGTTGCTACAGGGGTAGAGGCCGCAGGTGCCATTGGTACGGTATCGGTGGCGCAATTGGTGTTTGGTGTAACGGGAGTTGAAGCAGTATCTACTATTAATTATCCGGTGATTTGGCAGCCGATTGTGCCTAGCCAGACACCGGGTTGGGTTGAAATAGGCAGCAGAGACGCAGCGTGAGGTAAAAATGGCAAGCTCATATACTACAAACTTCGGCATTGAAGAGATGGGAAGCGGTGACCAGTCAGGAAGCTGGGGAACTACTACCAATTACAATTTGGATATTCTGGATCGCATTGCGTCTTATAAGGCGGTGACGGTTTCCAGTACTTCTCATACGCTAACGGTAAGAGAGGCCTCACCTGACAGCGGGACATCCAATGTTCAGGACGGTATGTACCGGGTAATCAAGTTTACTGATGCTGGGGACATTGGGGGTAACTGTACGGTTACGGTAGCGCCCAATACTACGGCGGCGTGGTTTATCATGGAGAACGCTCTGACTGCCAGTCGAGCAATAGACGTGTCGCAGGGGTCAGGGGCTAATGTCACTATCCAAAACGGCAAGAACGTCATTGTTTATTGTGATGGTGGAGGGGGAACCGCAGCGGTCATAGATGCTTTAGCGGATCTTCAGGTTGGATCTCTTGAAGTTACCGGGGCCGGGGCTATTGATGGCAACGCTACAGTAGGGGGTACGCTAGGTGTTACAGGCAACACCACGTTAAGTGGCACTCTGGGTGTTACTTCCACAGCCACTTTAAGTTCTACGTTGGGTGTTACCAGTCTCGTTACGGCCAGTGCAGGCGCGGCTTTAAACAAGGAAGACTCAGGCACTACGACCATTCTGTATCCCTTGGAGATGAAGCGTACATCATCGGCAACACCTGGGGCAGGTATAGGTGTCGGTATGAATTTTATTACCGAGACTGCGGCGGGGAATGACGAGACAGGTGGTGTAATTGAGTCTCTGACAACAGATGTTACTTCTACTGCTGAAGACTTTGACATGGTGTTTAAGACCATGAAGGCAGGGGCTACTGCTGCTGAAGTTCTTCGCATGAAATCTTCGGGCAAGGTGGCGTTTGCTAATAGTGCGTATGCCAGCGTATTTGTTGATGCCACTACTACGGGCGCTACGATACTCGATTTCGATACTTACCAGAACTTCTATCTGACGGCGACTGGCAACGTGACGCTCTCTAACCCGACGACGGAAAGCATTGGTCAGTCAGGTGTGATTGTGTTTGAGCAGGACGGAACTGGATCGCGCACTCTTTCTCTTGGGACTCAGTTCTATGCGCCTGGTGCGGCCTTGACAATATCAACCGCAGCTTCGGCAATAGATATAATTCCCTACTTTGTATGGGCGGCGGATAAGATTGCGCTGGGCACTCCTCAGTTGGCCTT